GTAATCAGCGTAAGTACATTGTTGCTGCAGTGAGTGAAATTACTGCCGATGAAAATGGTACACCAAGTATGGTAATTTCTCAAGGTATTAAAGCCGATGAAATTATTATATCTGATGCAGTTAAGAAATTATCACTAGGATTTGCTATTTGTAGTCCAGAAGATAAATGGAATGAAAATCTTGGTAGAGATATAGCTTTAGGAAAAGCTATTAAACGTCCAGCAAGAATTCTTTGGGCATCACATACTGGTATGATTAATACTGATGTAGTTAATGCTCTTTTAAATCAGGAGATGAAATATTTTGAAAATAATCCTGGTAGTATAATCGCTGGTTATGACGCAGCAGAAAAGAAATTTAGAGAATCCAACAAAGCAAAATAATTCATATTTTTGTTTAATTATTGGATTTGTTTTAGCATTATTAATAACTATTCCTGTAATAGTTTTTGATGCTTTTCATCCAAATGGAAAAGTAGAAGATTATTATAATGCAAAAATAGATTCTCTAAATCACTCTATTGATAGTTTGGAAAATTGTATTAATCTTATTAAACCTAGGATTGATACAATTTATCAACAAAAAACTTTGATTAAATATCTTTACAATGAGAAAGCTGATACTATTTGGAATCAGTCTGCTGATGATGATTGGAAGTATTATACCAACTTCCTCAGCACAAGATTTCCAAGTGACACCTGTCCAACTAAAACAAACTAATATTCTTTTTAATCAATTAGAATATTTAGAGAAACAAGATAGTTTGAACAATCAGCTTATCACTTATTATGTTGATTGGACAAATAAGTTAGAACAAAAAGATTCTTTAAGACAAAGTAGTATAGTGGAATTAAATAAGCAAATAAGTAGTATGGATAATAGTATTACTATTCTTAAGGATAATAATGCTAAACTTTCTAAACAAAAAGAAATTGCTACATATTTTGCTATAGGTGGAGGAGTAACAACAATATGCCTGATACTACTTCTAGCTCTATTGTAAAAGGTCTTCCTACTAAAAAGACTTCCAAGATTATTTATTATAATCGTAGTTGTTCTAAGTGTATAAATGCTCCTTGTTTTGCAGGATTTGAAAATATGAAAACAGATTTTGCAATGGCAGGATGTATTGATTATAAGCAGAAGGATGGTAAATGATACAACTAAAGTGAAGTTATTATGTCAGGAAAAAGATTCTTTAGATTATACTACTTATGTGTTTGAGATTCTAGATATAAACGAAATTGAAAGGTTAGGTTACAAATATATAATGTGTACTAGATGGCCTAATTGGGAGCATAGAGAATTATTAAATGGAGAAGTTGGTTATTTATATTATTCTATTATAGTAGCCGGGCAAGATTCTTGGTTTAATGGAAATGGATACACTCCTTATAAAACATCTGTATATCAGTTTAATAAATTTGTAGCTGAACAGCCTGAACAATTTAAACACTCATTTAAATTAATATAAATTTATGTCAGATTTTGCAGATAAGCTTTCAGAAGCTTTAGAAAACAAAAAGAATGATATTAACTCCTTTATTTGGAAAGGTCCAAAGCATGTAGTTAATGGCAAAAAAGTTCAAGATGAATTTAGACTAGTAGATGCAACTGAAGAACAATTAAAAGAATGTCTTAATCATTGTAATTCAATGTTAACTAGTAAGAGTAAAGAAGATCCTGGAAGATATGTCTTGATTGATATTATTAGAGATCAAGAAAATCGTTGTTCTGCTGAACTTTATATGAGATATCTACGTAAGCATGGTATTATGCCAGTTGAGTTTAGAAAAACTTTAGTAGATTATTTAAGTAAAGAAGAAATAAGAGAACAAATTCCAAGAAGTGCCTATAAAACTACTCCTATTAGTACAATAATAGAAATTCCTGACGAGTTTAGATTTCTTTCAATTGATATTATTCTAGATGCATGTTTAGCTTCTCTTGGAGTACTACAACGTAGACATATTACTCATAATTTTCTAACTAAATTAGGACTTTGGTTTACAAATGAAGAGGTTAAAGAATATCTTTCTAAGAAAGATCAAGATGGTAAAACCATAGATAGACTTGAACAAGTAAAATATAATCTTAATCTTCACTCAAATGTAAAGCTCCATACAAATTATAATGGAGGATTATCATATCTTGAATTTCGTGCTATGCACAATCTTAAAAATGAAAGATATGAGAATATGAATGAAATAGCTTTAGTTACTCTTCGTAATAAAGTTTTACCACGTTTAGAGGATGAAGCAAGAAATCAAGCTCTTTTCTGGGAACAGAAAATTAAAGAGATAAGAATGGTCTGTGAATCTAGAGGAATTACACTTCCTTAATGGAACAACTATCTTTATTTCAACCTTTAGACAGAACTGAGAGACAAAAAGAGGGATTAAGAGAATGGATAAAACATGGCTGTAAAGGAACATTATCTTGGGCCACTGGAGTAGGAAAAACAAATGCTGGTTTAATGGCCATAAAATTATTAGTATCTAAAAATGAAAATCTTAGAGTATTAATAGTTGTTCCAACTGAAACTTTACAAATTCAATGGCAAGAAAAGATTGGATTGAAAGGTTTAAGTTATAATTGTACTGTTTTGATCATTAATACAGCTATTACTGAAAAAAGAGAATGTGATTTACTAATAATTGATGAAATTCATAGATGTGCTTCTGATCAATTTAAGAAAGTATTTAATTTTAAGTATAAATTTATACTTGGATTAACTGCCACTCTAGAACGATTAGATGGAAAACATGAATTGATTCAAAAATATTGTCCTGAAGTTGATAAAATCACTACTTCAGAAGCAGTAGCGAATGGATGGCTTGCTCAAAATATTGAGTATAAAGTAATTTTAGATGTAGACAATATAGATGTTTATAGACAATTAACAAGAGAGTTTAATGAACATTTTGAGTTCTTTCATCTTGATTTCAATTTAGCTATGAAAATGTTAGGTAAAGATGGGTATAAACAAAGATCACTTTATAGAGATGAACTTTGTAAACAAAACCCAAGTCTTGATAAAAAAGAAGTTTTTAAACTTGTTACTTATCATGCAATGTCTTTATCTAGAGTATTACAAGCTAGAAAGAAGTTTATTAATGAACATCCTAAAAAACTTGAACTAACTAGAGCAATTATAGAATCAAGGCCTAATGCTAAAATAATCACGTTTTCTGCAACAATTGATATTGCTGAAAAAATAGGTGTAGGTAATGTATATTCTACTAAAGGAGGAAAAAAGAAAAATCGAATGACTCTTAAGGAATTTATTAATACACCTAAAGCAGTATTAAATACTTCAAAAAAAGCTGATGAAGGTTTGGATGTACCAGGATTAAATGTAGCTATTATTCTTGGACAAGATTCTTCACCAACTAGATTTACTCAACGAATAGGAAGAGTTATTAGGGCAGAAGAAAACAAAGTAGCAGAAATATTTGTTTTTGTTATAAATGATACTGTTGAAATGAGTTGGTGGGAGTCATCCCACCGTAATTCTGATAACAATGCTATTCCTATTGATGAAAAGAATCTTTTGAAAGTCCTTAAAGGAGAAGAATTTAACACATACAAAAGACCTGTTTCTAAATTTACATTTCGTTTTTAAATTATGATTGTTACATTAGAAATTCCCGATTATGAAGTTTTAACAATGACCAAGATGCCTAATATAGGACAAATCCTTGATAAAACTTACAAAAATTCTCGTTCTGCAATGATAAGAGAGATAGCACATGATAGACAAGTGTTTATTTCTTTTAATATGTGGTTCCTTATGCAAGATGAAGAGCAACGTGAGTTAACTATGAAGAATATTAAATCCACAATTCCTATTGATGAAATTGTGCCAGAGAGTGTTCAAAATAGAGAACTTGTTGTTGAAGCAATTAAAAGAGTAAGAGCTAATATGGAACTTACTTCTAAAGAAGATAAAGAGAATATTTAATTTTATATGTAGTAACTACCACTTCGAAAGAAGTTTAACTTTCCTACAGAGTTAATAACATTATAAATTATTAATTCTGTTTTGAATATCACTATTGACGAGGAAATGGGTATACTTATTAAGTATAACCTAAATCCTAATGAATTGTTTGTTATCCGAATTTTACTATTAGCTGCGCAGGAAAATACAGAATATTTACATAGATATTTTTGTATTCCGGAAGAAGTACGAGGAGAATTTAGGGATATACTAATATCATTACAAAATAAAGGAATTATTTTAAAAAGTTACAAGATACCAAAGAAGGGTGAGGATTTTGATCCTTCAGATATACCTTTTAATCAAAACTTTTTAAAGTCATTTCATAAAGAATCTTTTTCAATGGGAAAAGAATTATTTGATGCTTATCCTATGTTTGGTAATATTAATGGCTCTACTGTATTTCTAAAAGGTGTTTCTAAGAAATTTGATTCCTTAGAAGACTGTTATAGATATTATGGTAAATCTATTAATTGGAACCCACAAACTCATGAAAAAATTCTTGAACTTGTAAAATGGTCAGAGGATAAGCATCTTATTCAATGTTCATTTTCTACTTTTGTAATTGATAAATATTGGTTAGCTCTAGAATCACTAAAAGAAGGTGGTTCAGTTATTAATTTTGATTCGGTTAAAATGGTATGACGGGTAAGGAACGATTCAAGAAACTGGTTGATGCTGGTAGGGAAGGAAAAAATATTGGATTATCCACTGGTTCTATTAAACTTGGATTATATATGGATGATTATTTACCAGGTACTTCTTATTTAATAGGAGGTGCGTCTGGTTCAGGTAAATCTAGTTTTATGCTAGAAAAATTTATTTATAATCCATTACAAGATTTTTTAAAAGATGAATCTAAAAAAGATAGAGATCCATATTGGATATTATTTAGTTTGGAAATGACACAAGAACAAGTTTATGCTAAATTATGTTCTATGTACATTTATGATAAATATGGTATTCAGCTAAGATTTAAAGAAATGTTTTCAAGAGGAAAAGATTGTATGCTTTCCGATGAACATTACGAAATCCTAAATGAAGAAATTGATGATTTTCTAGATATTCTAGATAAAAGATTAATTTTTCATGAAGGAATCTTAACTGAAGAAGTATATATGACTACTTTAAATGATGAATTAAAACGTTTTGGTAAATTTTCAGGCAATCAATATATTGCTAACAATCCACAACAAATTATTGGAGTAGTTATTGACCATTGTTCATTAGTAAAATCTACTAATGGAAGAACTAAAAAAGAAGAAATGGATGCTATATCCCGTGATTCTGTGATTATTAGAAATAAAACAAAAATTGTTTCTCCTATTCATGTTTCACAATTTAATAGATCATCTAATAGTGATGAACGATTAAAACAATCTATGCAAGCTCCTAATGCTTCAGATTATAAAGACAGTGGTGCACTTTATGAGGACTCTCAAGTAGTTATTGCATTGTTTAGTCCTCATAAATATAGTTTAAATAGCTATCACGGGTATAATATAAAAGTATTAGAGCAAGCATTTATTGCTGTTTATTTACTAAAATCTAGATTTGGAACTTCGGATTTGTGGATTCCATTTGGATTTTATGGAGATTGTTCTAGATATTATGAACTTCCTAAACCAGAAACTATTAATGACTGGGATAAATATAAATACCCAGAATGGACGTTTAAATCGAATTTAGATACTGAAGAAGTAAATAAGATAGAAAATAATACTGGATTTAAATTTAAAATGTAAATGTCTTCACTTATTTGTTTGGCAGGTGCAAGTAATTCTGGGAAAAGTACTTCTCTTAAGTATCTTAATCCGGAAGAAACTTTTATAATTAGTTGCACTAATAAACAGTTACAGATACCTGGATTTCGTAAGAAATATCCAAAAATAGAAATAAAAGATAAGAAATTAGTTGGAAATTGGATGGTTAGTAATAGCTATACTAGCATTACAAAAACTTTGGAAATAGTTTCAAAAACAAGACCAGAAATCAAAACAGTTGTTATTGATGATGCAAATTATTTGTTATCAAATGAAACTTTTCAAAATGCTTTGGTAAAAGGTTATGAGAAATTTTCAGTATTAGCAAAGAATTATTACGATCTAATTCAATATTGCCAAGGTCTAAGAGATGATTTATTAGTTGTCTTCATATCTCATATTGAAAATACTGGTACCGATATGGAACCAGATTATAGATTATGGACAACAGGAAAAATGTTACAGAATCAAATCAATTTAGACGGTTTATTTTCATATATAATTTATTCTGAACGTTATATTCCTGATGGAGAAGAAGAAGTAAGTTATCGTTTTAGAACTAGAACTAATGGTAACGATACTTGTCGTTCAGTTCAAGGTTGTTTTGAAGATAAGTATATTGAACCAAATATGCAATTGGTAATAGATACTATTAATAAATTTGAAAATGGAGAGGAATAATTTATGTTAATTGAATTTAAGCTTTACTTTGATGATGAATTAGGTAAATTCGTTGCGGTTAATGAAGAAACAGGTGAAACAAGAGATTTTACCGCAGCTAAGAAAAGTACATCATCAACAACTACTCGTACTAAAAAGAAAAAGGAAGATGAAAATCCTAATCCTCAAGTAATACTTGAAGAAAATAAATACAAGTTAAATAGTGCTGCTGTAGAATTAATTGGAATTGAACCAGATGATAAACTTTGTGTTAAAATGAAGAAAATCGATGGTACAATGCTTCCAATAATTGGTACCAACGAAGCATTTAAAGTAAAAGATGGTAATAGAGTTACTAAGAGTTTTACTGTTGCTTGTAGAGGTGCCAATCGTGATGCTTTAGCGAATTATGGAACTATATTTGATCTTGAAGTAAATCCTGAACTTGAAGGTACATTTATAATGAGAGGTGATAAAGGTGGAGTTGTTACAAATGATGATAACATTTCTAAAGATGTAGAACTTCCAGAAGATTTAAATATTGATTTAGATAATATGAGTAATGATGATGACATGCCAGATTTATCTGGAATAGAAGAATCTATAGACGGTTCAATGTTTGACGCATTATTAAATGGTGTAGATTGAAAATGAAATAATTATAACAATATTTAAATTATGTCAAATTTTAATTTTAATTCTTTAGCAAATTCAACTGGTGTAGCATCTGACAAACGTCTTAGAGCTTATACAATTAATAAGGTAAAATTCGTTGAAGCAAAAGTAGATGTTATTCATTCTGAAAAGAAAGACCAAGACTATGATGTATTAAAAGTACGTTGGGAAGGTGAACAAGGATATTATGAAGAAAATTTCTTCCTTCCTTCTACATCTGGTCAAGATGTTGAGCGTCAACCAAATCAATGGGGTGGTGAACAACCATCTAATGCTGATAGAGCAATGATGTTCTTTGCCCACTGTCTTGGTGTTCTAAATCCTGAAGGATTTGCTAAACTAAAGAAAGTTGTTGGCCAAGCTAAGAATTTTAAAGATGTAGCTACAATGACTGCAAAACTTCTTAATGAAAAGAAAGGTATTGAGTGTTATTTGAAACTTGCTGGTAGAGTAACTAATGGAGTTACTTATGCAAGTCTTCCATTCTATACTGCTATTAGTAAAGAATCTCATGATGCTTATATTAATAACAATTTCCTTTCATTAAAAGATGATTTAGCCTTCACTCTTAATGAAGACAAGAAACGTCAAGAGTTTGAGAACGCTAAACCAACTACAATGTCCCCTGCTTCTGAAGTTGAAGGATTAACTGGTGATAATTCTGATATTGAAGGAGCATCTCAAGATGAACTCAATAGTCTCTTAAACGAACTATAATTTAGTAACTCTTAGTTATGTTTGAATTTAAATTTGAGGAAAATGTAACTAAAGAGTTCATTCTAAAAAATATTTCCGAAGAGCAAATCTTTTGTTATTATCTAGGAATAGACAGAGTTTCTAAAAAATTAATTTGTAGTAGACTTCGTTCTGATAAAAATCCTACTTGTGGATTTTATCGAAATAACAAAGGTGAATTATATTTACATGATTTTGCTACTGGAGATTTCTATAATTGTATTTCATTAGTAATGGCTTTACAAAATGTGAGTTATCATCAAGCATTGAGAGTCATTGCTAATGATTTCAATTTAAAGAATTTTCCTAATTTAGTAAAAAATTCTGGAACATATATCCCTAATGTTAAGAAGTATGAGAATAAAGGAATGTCTAAGATTCAGATTGAAGTACAAGATTTTACTCCAAAGGAATTAGAATATTGGGCTCAATTTGGGGTTACTTTAGATACTTTAAAGAAATTTAGAGTATATTCTTGTCGTTCTGTATTTCTTAATGATAATTTATTTTCTATTTTAAAGTATCCACAAATGGCTTTTGGTTATTACGGAGGTATACTTGATGGAAATGAATTATGGAGAATATATTATCCATTAAATAAAGATAAAGGAATAAGATTTCTTACTAATTGGCCATCAAAAAAGATTCAAGGATTTGAAATGTTACCTAAAAAAGGTAATTTATTAGTTATTACCAAATCTATGAAAGATTGTATGGTATTATCTGAATTTGGTATACCAGCAATTGCACCAAATAGTGAAAATCTATTTATTTCTGAATCTGTAATGGGTATATTAAAGAAAAGATTTAAAGTAATAATAGTACTATATGATACTGATATTGCTGGCATAACAAATATGCGAAAAATACGTAAATCTTTTCCAGAATTGATTTATACTTGGATTCCTAGAAAGTATAATACTAAAGATATTAGTGATTTCTATAAATATTACGGAAAACAAAAAACACTTAATTTAATTACACAATTTATAAAATGGGTAAAACATAGGTAGAAAGATCTGATTATTTAATTTATATGCATACTAGTCCTTCTGGTAAATGTTATATTGGTCAAACTTGTCAATCTTGTGAAGAAAGATGGGGAATAAATGGATCTAATTATATAAAAAAGAAAGATGGAAATTTTATACATCCAAAATTTGCACAAGCAATTTTAAAATATGGATGGGATAATATTAAACATGAAATATTATTTTAGAATTTAACTAAAAATGAAGCTGATTAGATAGAAATTAATCTAATTGCTAAATATAAAGCGCTAAATTTATCTTATAATATTGCTATTGGTGGTGAAGGAGGTAGAGAAAAAGGATTTACTCATACTCAAGAAACTAAAGAAAAAATAAGTAAAAGTTTATCTGGAAGAATATTATCAGAAGAAACTAAAGAAAATATTAGCAATAGTTTAAAAGGAAAATCATTTACTAATGAACATAAACAACATTTAAGTGAATCCTTAAAAGGTAAAAATTCTAAAAGAGTATTAATGTTAACAAAATCTGAAGAGTATATTAGATCTTTTGATAGTATAACACAAGCAGCTGAATTTCTTGGAAAATTTCCTGGACATATAAGTGATTGTTGTAAAGGATCAAGAAAATCAGCATATGGATATAAATGGAAATATGAAGAAAATTATTGATCTAAATACATCCTGTCGTGCTACTTTTAAAGATGGAAGAATTGAGGAATTTTCATCAATAGAGGAAGCATCAGAAAAAACAGGAGTTTCTATTGCAGCTATAAAAATCAGATGCAATAAACCAGGCTCAAGTGGTAAAGATAAAACCACTTTTGAATGGTTAGATGAATTTACAAGAAGACATTATCAAGCTAAAAAAAGTAAAAATAAAGGAAGTGCCTTTGAAACAGAGGTAGTAAATAAATTAAAAGAAATTGGATTTACTGGTTGTTGTAGAGCAGCTGGTGAATCTAAAAAAGCTGACAATAATAAAATTGATATAGTAGATACTAAACATCAATTGCCGGTAAATATTCAATGTAAGAATACACAAAACTTACCTAGTTATTTTGCTATAAGAGATGCGTGTTCTGATAAGGATAAACCATTCTGTATGGCTTGGAAAAAAGCAGCAGAAGGTGGATCTAACAGTCCTGGCACTGTTTTTATTATACCAGATTCTTTATTTTACCAATTATTAGCTAAAACTATTTAAAATGGATAAATTTATCTATGCAGTAAGTAATTCTAGTAAGAAATCAAATGTTGTTCACTTTGTTTATGGTAAGCATTTTAAAGATGCTCAAGAAAAAATAATTCAAGAATATTGGGACAAATATGATGACTTAGAGGAAGAAAATTGGAATGAGTTTTTAAATGAATTGTGGAAAAAACATGGTGTTTTAATCTCAAAAGATTTAATTGAAATCGAAGAGTTAATTGACTAATAAATTAAAGATTGTTAGCATGAAACATCTAAAAGTTGGATTGGATATAGACGATACTGTTTTATTCTGGTTCCCCGAATATCTAAAAAGATTTGGAGAACCAAAAACTGAATTTGAAATTACAAAACATGTATTTAGAGATTTAAGATATGACAGAAACTTTTGGTTAAATTTAGAACCAAAACATCGTCCTGACTTTCCAGTAACACTATATTGTACAAAAAGAGTTTGTAATAAGAACTGGTCTAAGCAATGGATTGAAAATCATGACTATCCAATTGCACCTGTATATCAAGTTTTCTCTCAAACAAAAAATAAAGCCCACGTTATTAAAGGACGTGTAGATGTATTTATAGATGATTCTATTTCTAATTTTAAAGCTATGAATTTAGCTGGGGTTCCTTGTTTATTAATGGATGCTGAGCATAACAGAGAATGGGGTCCAATTGGAAGAATATTTTCTTTAAATATATCTGAAATTAAAGAGGCATATGATTTATTTATGCTAACAATATTTGATAATTTCAATAAGTTAGTATGATATTCACTAAAGAATTTCTTTCTCAAATTAAAATTACTCCATTATTAGATACGTTACATTTAGAAGATATCGATGACAAAATTTATTTTAGTCAAAAATATTCTGACTATATTAGTAACTCTCGAATGAGTTTAATCAACCCAGCTCAAGGAGGAAATCCTGCAATGTATTTTGAAGGATTAGGAAGAAATAATAAAGTATCAACTTCATTAGCATTTGGTAGTGCTGTACATGAATTATCATTACAACCAGAATCATTTTATGTATGTGATGAAGTTGATCCTCCAACGGCTAAAGTTGGCATGATTGCAGATTTAACTTATAGTCCTAATTATAAAGGAGAATTACCTCCAGATGATATTATTAGAAGTGCTGCTGCTAAAGTAGACTATTATAAAGGACTCCCTACTGCAAATCAGATGTCAAATGTAAAAAATGCAATAAAACCTTATTTTAAAGCACGTTATAAATATGAGAATAATTCAACAGATAAAAGAACTCCTATTTATTTAGATCCTAAATCTAGGGATAGGCTTTCTGAAGTTATTACCTCTTTAAATAATAACAATGCTGTACAAGAATTATTGCATCCACTTGGTATTGATGGAAATCCTTTAACAAGTGAAAATGAGAAAACTATTCTTCTTAACATTTTAGTAACTTTTCCAGATCAAAAACAAGTAGAACTAAAATTAAAAGCTAAATTAGATAATTATACCATAGATCCTATGTCTAACATTATTACAGTTAATGATGTTAAAACTACTGGTAAATTATGTAGTGAATTTGATAATGCTGTAAAATCTTTTCATTATTATCGAGAAATAGCTTTTTATTCTTGGTTACTAAGTTTTTGTTCTGAAAAGTTTTTTGATATGAATAAACCTTCTATCAAAGGTAACTTTTTAGTTGTAGAAACAATTCCATCATATTGGAGTGCTGTTGTACCTATGAAACCAAATTGGTTTACAGCAGGAATTAAAGAATTTTCTACGCTTATTAAAATGATTGCTTATTATACTATAAATGGATACGAAGAGAATTGAGGAAATTAAACATATATTAAATACTGATTTAAATATTGGAGTTCCAGGCACTGCAGATTTAGGAGATAAAATGGGTTTAATAATAATGATTTGTTATTTAACTGATGCCCTCCAAAAGAAAAAACCTACATTAAAGCATATTGATGTAATTAATCTATGTGCTAAAGACGAATTCTCAGATGAAAATACATTGCAGGCTCTGGCTTTAATATGTGAATGGTTTGCTAATGGATGTCTTAAATTTCCAAATTTAAATATAAAAGCTAAAGATATGCCAAGTTTAATTAAGAAAGGTATACAAGATTTGTGTCCTTTTTAACAAAAGTTCATTTAAAAAATTTTTTATTTTTTATTTGGAATTTTATTAAAACTTAGTTATACTTATATTACGAGTTTGAGATATAAAATGAATAAAAAATGAGAATACCAAAAGTTGGTATTCTAAATGAAATAATGTTTAATGTTTAAAAATTTTTAATTATGGAAAACAAAATCATGTCTTTCAAGAAATGTGAAATCGTAGGTGTAAGTAAAGAAGCTGCTATTAACGAAGCTAATCTTGGATTTTCAATCGCTGGTGATGCTACTCAGGCATACAAAAATTGGATGAAAGCTCGTAGTGGTGCTGTAACTGAAAAGGATGTCAAACAGTTTATGATTGATTATCTTCAGAAGAAAGTAAAATGTGCCGCTGGTGTTGGTTACATTATCACAATTGAGAGTGCCGTTGCTGATACACGTGAACGTCCTTGGACAATTACTGATGTTAAAAACGAGCAAGGTAAACGTAAATTCAAGAAAGTTTATCGTTTAATTGATGATGCCACTGGTGAAGTACTTGGTACAAACGACGAGACAAAAGCTGCTGCTAAGCAACTAGCAAAAGATATTATCCTTGATGGTTTCCGTGGCAAGATGACTTGCTATATTGGAAAGGACGTTAAGGAAGGTGAACCAATTGCTTTCAAAGCTGAGTATACTCCTTCAAAGGCTGCTAAATCTGGTCGTTGGTTAGTATTCGGTAACGAGAATTAATTCTTTACTTAATACAAACACCGAACACTATAAAACATGTTTAATAAGGGGGTTTTCGTAAAAGAAAATCCCCTTTATTTTTTTTATTAGATTCTAAAATAACCTGGGTAATTATTTATTATCCGGGTTTTATTATGTATAGGCGTAACAGCTATCTAATTTAAATAAATAATGAAAGAAAAAACTATATTAAGTTTTATAGAGCTACTAAATAATATTAAAGAATCTGGATTAACTATTCCAGGATATTGTGAAGAAAATGGCATGCATGCTTCATCAATATATAATAAATGGAGTGATTTTATTAATAATCATAAGGATCATCCTAGATATAAAGAAGTTGTTCAATTATATAATGATGTACGTGATCATGGAAAAGTGTCTGAGGAAAAGATTGATTCAGAAAACTGTACTGAAATAACTTACGATAGAGATGAAAATGACCATATAGTTTATTATAAATATAAAATTTATCGTAAGAATAAAACCCCTCTAATTGGAAAATTTTCAAGAGATGAAATGAATATTGTTTATAGACTTTATTCATATTACGGAGCCTCACTTACTCAAAGAGAAGTAAGTAGATATTTTCCAGAATTATCTCTTGTTGATTTTAAACGTATCTTATCTGCAATGAATATCTATAAAGCCAGTGCTCCATTTGCTCCTCATATTATTGAAGAGAAAAGTACTGATGATCTTCGTGAAATGCAGTTAAGAGAAAAAGAAAATGACTTTTTAAAGAAAATTGAAGAGGATAAAATTAAGAATAATGAAAGACTTTTAAAGAAATATGCTACTGAAAATGAGGAATTAAAATCTCAATTAAGTAGTCTTAAAAGTTTTCAATTTAAATTAATTGATTGTCCAAAAATAATAAGAACCTCTACTATAGGTAAACCAAATTATGAGTATCTTAATTTGTATATTGCTGATATGCATATTGGTGCCACAGTTACTTCTGGTACTTTATATGCTGAAAACATTGGTTATGGAATTAACGAGGCTGCTAGAAGACTCACTGAAATCCTTAATAAATTGTCTAAATTAGGTACTTATAATAAAATTAATATATGTTTAATGGGAGATATGGTAGATTCTTGTGGTCCTACTAATAAGACTTCAAGATTAGATCATAGTTTGCCAGAAAATATGGATGGTTTTGAACAAGCTAATGCATATATTACTTTAATTAAGAATTTTGTAGAAGGATTAGCACAATCTAATATATGTAATGAAATTTGTATGTATTCAGTTAGATGTGGTAATCATTCTGGACCAATTGAATATGTTGCAACTAGAGCATTATTTGCTGAACTTAAATTAAGTGGTATAAAATCTACATTAAGTGATAAGTTTTTCTGTACATTTAAAGAAGGTAATCATACTTATTGCCTTACTCATGGTAAAGATCAGACTTATATGAAGAAAGGTATGCCATTAGTTTTGGATGATAAGAATAAAGTAATGCTTTATGAATGGTTAGATGATAACAATATTACTGGAGAAAATATTCATATTATTAAAGGTGATTTACATTCTAATAATTATTCTTCTTGTAGAAAACTTGATTATAGAAATGTATTAAGTTTATTTGGAGCATCTGATTATTCAGCATTTAATTTTGGAAGAAATTCTTATGGTGTTTCTTATGATTTATGTCTAAATGGTAATATAGTAAGAGGAGAATTTCAAAATATATAATTATGGCAGTGAGTAATAAACACGAATTTACATTGCAAGAAGTTCTAGAAGGTAAAGCTACTAGAATTAAAGGAAAAGATTATTTTAAAACTTCAGATTACTTGGAGCCATTTTTAGATAGAATGAGTAAATATACTGATAAATTCTCTGTTGAAGTTAAAATGCCAGATCAAATTACTCTTACTGATGATGGAGAAATTTTAACTGATGATTTAACTTTTAATAGAGTTCATCTTGAAGCTATTTTACCAGATGAATATGCATTTGAAGGTCATACTCAAGTAATAGGACTTGTATATGGATTAGATGTACTTAAACCAGTTGCTAAACTTTATAGTGGTGCTGAAAGAAGTGCTTGTACAAATCTTTGTGTATTTAGTCCTAATGGTTTAGCTGTTCAAGAAATTCAACCAGAATCTGCATTAGATTATGCTCCTATTGAGAAACTTCTTAATCGTACAGAAACAATTAGCAAAACTTTAAAAATGTTAAGTATTACTAATTTTGAGGCCTCTGATATGAATATTAATGAAAGTCTTGGTAGATGGATTCGTAATGCAATGGCTATGAATTATTCTAATGGCTATGGTAAAGTAAAAATTGCCACATCTATGGTTCTTGACGCGTATAAGGATCTATTTGAAGATGAAGATTCTGATTATTATACTGGTGATGAAGATTGTAGTATGTTTAACATTTATAATGCTTTTACTCAACAAGTAACAGACAATCTAAAAAAGGATTGTTTCACCAGATATGAAAAGACTTTATTAGTTGGAAGAATTTTAGGAATATGACAGCAAAAGAGTGGTTAAATAATAATGATTTATCTTATGATATCTGGAGTCAAAAATATCAATATGAAGATGAAACTCTAGATGAATGGTTAGATAGAGTAAGTAATGGAAATCGTGCTGTTAGAGACCTAATATTACAAAAGAAATTTATCTTCGGAGGTAGAATCCTTGCTAATAGAGGATTAAACAAAAAGTTTACAAGAAAGATCACTCTTTCAAATTGTTATGTAATAACTCCTCCTGAAGATAATATTGAATCTATTTTTGAAACTGCAGCAAAACTTGCTAGAACTTATAGTTATGGTGGTGGTTGTGGTGTTGATATTTCTAATCTAAGACCAAAAGGTTCTCTTGTAAATAATGCTGCAAAAACTACTTCTGGTGCAATTAGTTTTATGGACTTTTATAGTCATGTTACTGAAATAATTGGTCAGGAAGGTAGAAGAGGAGCATTAATGATATCAATCGATTGTAATCATCCTGACTTGGAAGACTTTATTGATTTAAAATTAAATCTTAATGTTTGTACAAGAGCAAATATTTCAGTAAGAGTGTCCGATGAGTTTATGATGGCTGTTCAAGGAGACAAAGATTATCTTCTTCATTGGCCT